CGTCAACGACGCAAACCCGACGAGCTCCGACGCGATCGAGGCCCAGACGAAGACGCTGGTCGGCCTGGCCGAGGATCTGAACACGGGCAACGGCGCCAGCCTGCAGACGATCGCGCTCATGGCACTGGCGGTGGCCAACGACACGACGGTGGAGCAACTGCCGAAGGACCAGCGCGACGTGGTGGCGCATTTCAAGAATCCGGCGATGCCGAGCGTGGCGGCGACGGCGGACGCGGCGGTGAAGATCGCCGGCGCGCGGCCGTCCTTCGCCCAGACGGACACATTCCTGGAGATGATCGGCTTTTCCCAGGCCGACGTGCGGCGCATCAAAGCGCAGGAGCAGCGGTCGCGCGGGCTGGCGGTGCTGGAAGAGATGACGGGCGAGGTGTAAGGGATGGCCGCCGGTACGATCACGCGGGAGCTGTGGAAGCGATACACGGCGATCCAGTTCAGAATCCAGAACGAGGCCGCGAACCTGATGAAGGACTACATCAGCCGGAACGGCTTCACAGACCGGGAGGCGGCGATCGCGTACGCCTTCGGCCTGGCGACAAAATACGGTGAAGCGGCGGCGGCGGCAGCCTGCGAAATGTATGACCTGTCCGCACAGATCGCGGGCGTTGCCGTGCCGGCGGCGGAGCCGGCCGAGACGGCAACACTGAAAGAGACGGCGGACTTCCTGCAAAAGGCCTCCGAACAGTCGGTGCAGAACGTATCGGCGGCAGTGGGAAACCTGGCCAAGCGTGCCGGCGCGGACACGACGCTGAAAAACGCGGCGCGGGACGGCGCGGAGGCGGCCTGGGTGCCTGTCGGCGACACCTGCGCGTTCTGCATCATGCTGGCCTCGAACGGCTGGCAGCATCAAAGCAAAAAGGCTGCGGCGCAGCACGCGAAGCACATACACAACAACTGCGATTGCCAGTACGCAGTGCGGTTCAACGGCCAGGGCGGGCCGGCCGGCTATGATGAGACAAAATACCAGCAAATGTACGAAAACGCCCCGTTGGATCACTGGAACACGCCGGACGGGAAGCCGCCGCCCGGGCACGAAGACGCGGAGAAACCGACCTGGCAGAACCGCGTCAAGGCGCTGCGCAGAGCGGCATACACGGAAAACAGCGAAAAGATCAACGCAGCGGCCCGGAGCAACTACGCAAAGCGGAAGGAGCGGGAGAGCTCCAAAGCGGAGGAGATCGACGTATGAGCTCATACGTATATGGCAAGCAGGAGGTCACCGCGTGGATCCGGCGGTACTTCCGCCGGAATGCGGAGATCCTGGACGTGGGCGCTTGTGACGGGATCTGGCGGGAGCTGCTGCCGGAGTACCCGAACATGGACGCCGTGGAGGCATGGCTGCCGAACGCGGACAGGCTGCGCGGGTACAGACACGTGTACCGGGCCGATGTCCGCAGCCTGCCGTACGGCAAGTATGATCTGATCATCTTCGGCGACGTTATCGAGCACTTGACCGTCAGCGACGCGCAGCGCGTCCTGGACTATGCCACGCCGCGCTGCCGGGACATGATCGTCGCGGTGCCGTATCGCTTCCCGCAGGGCGCGAAGGACGGGAACCCGTATGAGGTGCACATCCAGGACGACCTGACGCCGGAGATCTTCGCCGCGCGGTATCCGGGCCTGGCGGTGCTGTACGACACCGGGCGCGATTACTGCTACTACCACAAAGGAGGCGGCGCAGAATGAAGGTGCTGATCCATGCATACCCCAAGAGGATGTGGTACGTCGACGGTTTCCTGGTGCCGGAGCTGCGGCGCCAGGGCGCGGACGAGATCGGCGTCTGGAACGACGTCGAGGGACTGGGAAACCTGCGGGCCTGCATGGCGGCATTCGCGTCCAGAGGCGGCGACGGCGACGAGGGGACCTGGCACATCCAGGACGACGTGCTGCTGGCCAGAGACTTCGTGGCGCGCTGCCGGCAGCACGACCGCGGCGTCGTTTACGGCTTCTGCTGCACGGCGTTCACGGACGACCCGTCCAAGGCCGGCCGGGTGAGCGTGCGGGACGCCTGGCATTCGTTCCAGTGCGTCCGGATCCCGGACGCCTACGCCCGCGACTGCGCGGCGTGGCTGGACGGCGACGCGCGGAACCAGGGCGATTACCAGACCTGGATCGATTCCGGCAAGATGGACGATTCCGTCTTCCGGGCGTACCTGGTGGCCAAGCACACCAGAGAAACGGTGGAAAACCTGCTGCCGTGCCTGGTGGAGCACGTGGACTGGATCGTCGGCGGGAGCGTCCTGCATCCGTGGCGGGGCTATCTGGCCCGCGCCTACGGCTGGGAGGATGAGGCCCTGATCCGGGAGCTGAAAGCAGCGGTAAAGGGAAAAGTCGAGTACGTAAGTTGAAACCGGCAGGAAGCGGGCGCAGGCCTGCAGAATGCCTTATCAAGCCGGACGGCCGGGCATACAGGCCGGAATACGCGATGAGCGGAGGAGCGAACCATGGCAGAAACTGTGCATCAGGACACCCATGCGGCGGACGGCGCCGCGCAGACACCGCCGGCGCAGACGGCGGGAAAGACCTTCACGCAGGCGGAACTGGACACGATCCTGGCGGACCGCCTGGCCCGTGAGCGGGCGAAGTACCCGGACTATGAGACGCTGAAAGCCAAGGCGGCGCAGTTCGACGCGGCGGAGGAAGCCGGCAAAACCGAGCTGCAGAAGGCGCAGGATCAGGCGGCGCGCTACAAAAGCGAGCTGGACCGCCTGAAATCCGAAAACGCGCAGCGCGAGATCCGGGAAAAGATCGCAAAAGAGAAAGGCGTCCCCGCGAACCTGCTGACAGGCGACAGCGAGGAAGCCTGCAAGACCCAGGCGGACGCGATCCTGGCATTTGCCAAGCCCGGCGGCTACCCGCTGCTGCGAGACGGCGGCGAAGGAACGCCGCCGGCCGGCGGCATGAGCACGCGGGATCGTTTCGACATCTGGGCGAAAGAAAACCTATAACAGAAAGGAAGATCAAAATATGCCCAGTGGTATCCAGACCAACAGAACCGCCGTATCCCTGCCGACCGAGCTGTCGCAGGAAATCATGCAGAAGGCAAAGGGCAGCTCCACGATCATGAGGCTTGCGCAGAAGGAAGAACTTCCCGGCCGGGGCCTGAGCATCCCCACCATCACCGGCGATCCGGAGGCTGAGTGGGTAACCGAGACCGACGCCAAGCCGGTGAAGAAGCCGGGAATCGGCATGAAAAACATGACCGGATATGTGGTATCCGTGATCCTGCCGTTCTCTAACCAGTTCCGGCGCGACATGCGGGTGCTGTATGACAACATCGTGGAGAGGCTGCCCGGCGCGCTGGCCCTGAAGGTCGACAAGACCGTAATCGGCGCCGTCGCGGCGCCCGGCGAAAACTTCCAGACCCTGAGCACCGCGACCGCGCAGAGCCTGATCGCCACCGCGGACCCGGCGCACAGCACCTATGACGGCCTGGTCAACGCGGATGCGGACATCAGCGCCGCCGGCTACCTGCTGAACGGCTTTGCCCTGTCCCCCGCCGCGCGCAGCATCCTGCTGGGCGCCGTGGACAAGAACGAGCGCCCGCTGTTTGTAAATTCGCCCGCCGAAGGCGCGATCCCGCAGATCCTGGGCGTGCCGACCTACTACGGCCGCGGCGTGTACAAGGCCGGGACGGCGGCTGCCGGCTCCACCGCCGGCGCTCCCGCCATCATCGGCATCGCGGGCGACTGGACGCAGGCCAAGTACGGCCTCGTGAACGACGTGCAGATCAGCATCTCCGACCAGGCGACGCTGACCTACACCGACGAGCTGGACCAGACCGTCACCATCAACCTGTGGCAGCGCAACATGTTTGCGGTCCGCGCCGAGATGGAGATCGGCTTCGTCGCCAACGTGGCGGCCTTCAATCTGCTCACCGGCGCGATCCCGACCGGCGCCTGATGATAAAGCTCATCAACGCCCGTTCGGGCGGCGAGATGTGGGTGCATGAATCCCGGCTGGACGAATACCTCGCGGCGGGCCACAGGCTCGCCGCCCCGCCGGACATGCCCC